ATGAATAACGGCGAAGTAGAGGATACCCTAGAGAGTTTAAAGACCAAACTTGATGCTAAGTTTGACAGGATTAACGGTATTCTACATGACAGGATTACAAAGGTTGATGATAAGTACGATGATAAATCATCCGAACTACAGAAATTACTGATGGACACCAACAGGTTGGTTGTAGATATATTGATACAAAAGAATAAAGAAGTAGACTTACAGAAGGAAGAAATTCAGATACAACAGAAAGCACTAAACGGGAAACCAACTATAACAAAGAGTCCTTAGACTGCTTCTCTAACTCCCTCCACATTGTAATAGCCTCAGCCTGATTGACCATCACTTTTGCTAGTAACAGCTTTTTCTTTAGATTCTCGTTTTCGCTCATAGACAGTCTGTGCCTCAGGTCCTCGTTCTCCTTCAGTAGCTCGTCCCAGTTCTTCTCCATTTTCCTTCCTTTCTATTTTTACACCTATGATGGCTTCGTTAGTAAAACCTATCAGTATATCCTCAACATATTTCTCATGGTTCCCGCCAACATACCTGAGTAACGCCTTCTTGATGTCCTTATCTCTATCAAAATACTCTCTGAATATCCAACAGCCCAATTTCACATTGTTATCAATGTGATAGGCTTCTTCAGGCTTAATCCCCATTTCTTTGAGTTTATCCCTGTGAGACTTCACCATTATCTGCATGAGTCCAACAGCACCAGCCGAACTCCTCACCATTGGTCTGAATCTGGACTCTCTATCAATGATATGTATGACTAATTCAGGCGGTAGTTTGTACTCGTTAGAATATACTCTAATAGCATCAGATATTTGGCGTGCCAGGTCAGGGTCCAGACGAGGTTGAAGTCTCATTATAATAGGCATGGCATCCATACTACTGACTCTCTCATAAGCCTCTTTCCATTCTCTTGCCTGTACTTGAGCTGCGTATCTTATTGCAATCTCCTCTTTCCAACTCCTTTTGAGGTCAAACACCATAGCAGTAGAGGACATAGCAGTAAGAAAAAATATTGAAATTAAAAATCCAAGTATACGGTCACGCCATTTGTTAGTTTTCATATTAGGCACCTGTCCTCCGTGTGTTCCGTGATTTTCGGTTGGCATTGTGCTTCCCTTTCTTAGCAGTCAATTAGAATTTCAAATACATCTACAAAACCTTCACTATTATGGAAGTAGTGATGTAAAAATCTATACTTGAACACATCACCTGGTTTAGCCTTTATACTTTTTGTATGTCCAAAACGATTTATCATCATCACACCGCCATCATACACATGGACCATCTGATTACGGGCACCTATCATCTGACCTGCAACCCACCAACGCTCTTTGTCGTCCTTAGGCCATCTGCATTTCTTCAATACTTTGAAAATGTCTACACCTTGCGTATCCCTGTCTATTGTCATTCTCACGGGTTTAGCTCCACAAATTGTTGAAGTTTCTTGCATTTATCACACATCATGGTGATTATGAATTTCTTCTGAAATATCCATGCTGGTGTACCTAAATCCTTATCTATCGTGTATTCTCCTGTACTAGCTGTCTGCTCAAAGGCCGAATTCATCATCACCTCTGATATTTTAATCCATTTATGACTACAAAACCACTGTTTTATGTTCATTCTTTTGGCTCCCAAAATCTACCTTTTTTACCGCATCTCCACCATACGATATTCCAATAATCTCTCTGAAGGCTAGCAGTCTCATGTTTCTGTCTACCATCAACACGACTTCTACCTTTAGGTGCCTTGAGACAGTCACTAAATATCACATCACTAAGATATTTACAGTCTTTACATAGTTTTAGTCCACCTTCTCTTACCGCCATTTTATACTCCTTTATACATGTTGTCTGTGTTCCGCCACACTCACACTTCCAACCTATTCTCTCCTTCTCAACGCCGTAACTAATCCATGTCATTCCCATTTCACAGTCACACAGAGAACAGACTTCATTGGGTGGAGTTGGCATAGCAAACTCAAATGTCATATTAGCCTCCAAAGAATGCCGATATTGACTGCTTCATTTCACCTTCTAGTAGGTCGACACGACCCATAGGTTCTAGTAACGCCTTGATTTTCTTGACGAAAAACTTCTCAATCATTGTGTCATAATCGGGTTGGACAACCTCATCAAATCGTTCAGACCATCTGAGAAATGATATTGTGTCCATATTGTACGGGTTCTTCTTGAGATACAACACCTTGACCTTGATGCCATCGTGTATGTCCTCATAGTGTTTTTCAAGTTCAAACTTATCTCTCAGTTTTCTATAATTGGCAACGCCCTTCACATGCCAAGGTGTGCCCTTGAGCCATGAGTGGTCCTCGTTGACATATTTACTAATATTCTTGACGCCAATATTGGCTGCTATCTCCTCTGGTCGTACATTTCTCAGTTCTTTCTTACACTTACTGATATAACTGATGATGCCATCTTCTGGCTCATTCTTGAGTATCATTTCAGTCACAGTTCTCAACTTACCTCTAATCGCCTCTGATGAATCAGAACGGACTATCTCTAGTCCTGTAACTGACATCTTATCTACCGGGGCACCATCTTCCATGACACACCAGTACGCATACTTTTTCTTCTTAACAAAAAGAGCTGTCTTTGCGATAATCTCTTGTTTGAAGGTAATTCTGAAGTCGTCCACTTGAGAGTTGTAGGTAAGTTTTTGCACTTCATCATAACAGCGTGCGTCAACATACTGTTCAATCGCATGTGAAATCCCCCTTATGTACTTGATTTTGTTACTATCTTCAGCCTCAGTCCATGCATCGCCTATCACTATAGTCAGCCAGTCACCAAGTCTTATGAACAGAGAGTCGGTGTCAATATAGGCAACCCAGTCTTGCTTCTTTGTCTGTTCTATAACGGCAGGGTCTACACTGTTATGTAGTGCCGTTAAGAATAACTCATTGTCAATCCACTTAGTTTGAAGTAACTGATTGACAAACTTCTCTCCCGCCTTGATGGTCTCACGACCACAGGCAGTGATAGCCTCTGATATATTTGTGTTGAAATATCGTGAATATGGCACGGCTGTCACACCGAACATGGCGTTCAGTAGAATCTTGAGTGCCCATTGTAAATCAAATAACTGCTGTGCCCGCTCTTGTAGCTTGTCCTTCTTGACACCACCTACGAGTTTAGAGATTTTCTTCTTCAACTCAATCATTTCTTTCTTAACTTCAAATCTCTTAGAGAATATATTACGCTCAACGCTCGCCAGTACGCCAGGCTCAGTAGTAGTAAACACACTTCCACAAGGGGCGATTGCGAGGAGTCCTCTGTTGAGTGCTGCATTAAAGTTATCAAGCTTCTTACCATCAAATTTCACCTTTCCTGTGTCACGCCACATTTCAAATGGTTGAAATAACTTTCTTTTCATGTAGGCTGTGACCTGGTCCTCTGTCATGTTGATGATACGACCAAAATATGTCTCAAGTGACATATTCAGGGTTATAATGGCTGTTGGATACGAGGAGGCGATGTCTAAGTCTACTACCCACTCATACATTCCTTTGTGGGGCTCCTTAACATAAGCAGCATCAAATGTCTCTTGGTACCCGCCTGCAAAGAATGGAGCACACAGATTATTACGCCGGAAGTGAGTCAGCAAGGCTCCTTCTATCAACTGAGTCATAACAGGGTAGTATTTCATCGGTGATTTTGTCAATAAAGACAAGGACTGCACAAGTTTGATATAGCCACATTTTTCTTCTAGTTGGTATACCCTCTTGGCGTCTATGATGTTATACTTCACATATTTGTCCCAGTTCTTACGATACAGTGTTCTCAAATCTTCATATTCTGAATAGTCTAACTTGCCCTTGTCTAACTCAAAATTACTAACAAATTCAAGGCTATACCTTTCAAGATTATGAGGTGAGTACCATTTGTAGAGGTCCATATAGTCTAGGATTGTCACACCGGCTATGTCTATGTTCATATCGCCATATTTCTGTGAAATCCATGTTCTCACTATGCCGATAGGTGACATCATCTTGAATACATTGGTATCCTTGCCATATAAGTTTTTCGATCTGTTGATAAGGTAAGGCAAGTCAAAATTCCATATATTCCAGCCTGACAAGACATCACACGGGAACTTGTTCATGTATCTGAAAAATCTACGAAGGATGGTCTCCTCGTTCTCACAGTTGACATACTCAGCGTTCTTTCTCAGTTTAGTTTTTACTTCCTTCTCACCGAATGTGATGGAAGAGTCTGTGTCACTGTCATAGATAGTAATGAGACAGACAGGATAATCAGCCTTGTCTGGGCTTGGGAAGCCTTCTTCGTGATTGACTTCAATATCAATAAAGTAAGTTCTCAAACGAGGCACTTGTATAGCATCATCGGCTATAGGGAAATACTTCTCCGTTAGAAACTGTATCTCAGGTCTAACCTTATTCTCATATATGTTAGTTCTGTCTTTACAATAACTGTAATAATCTTGATAAGATGCAAACTCTCTCTTGAGTACGGAGTCCCCATCAATAGTTCTCACATCACCGTCTGGCTGTCTTACAAACACATAAGGCACCCAATAAATTTCTTGATATTGCTTCTTGTCGTCTACCGTCTCCCATAGATGGAGAATGGAACTCTTTGTGTTATAGTATACATTACGAAACATTATTTCCTTTCCACCGCCTTGAGTGAGTGATACGGCACAAACAACTTGAAATTACCAGGTACAAAAATTGAGTCATTTTCAAATTTTGGGTCTCTGCCCTGTTTCTCAACTGTA